CTTCCATTTAGAGAAGCATCTGCTACTGTATCCTATTTAAGTTATACAACTCCAGATATATTTGCTTTTAACACTTATCAATATAAAATGAATCCTCACTTATATTATTCATATTTAAATTTAGGATATATTGAAAATCAAATATCAGCTCAAATTTATGGTAATATTAATTTAGAAATTAAAAATTATACTGATTTTACTTACTCTGATATTGATAATGTTATTGTTAATGTGCTTGGATTTTACTCAGGAGTAGCAGATCTTACTACTATTTCAGGTGGATCGATTGGTCAAATTAAATTTAATTCTACATCACTTTATTATGGAAATGTAATTACATATTCTTCTACTACTGATAATATTTTACAATATAATCAAAATACATTAAATACTCAATTAAATGATTTAGTTACTTATAATTCATATAGAATTCCATCAACAAATGTAAATCAATATTTAATTGATACATGCAATATTTATACACAAGATGTAAAACGTTTAATTATGTATTTCAATGATAATATTGATAACATTACTTCATTACGATTTTTATTAGAAAATGATACAACAATAACTGGCCAACAATTATATAATAATTTATATATTCCAAATTATACTAGTTATACAAAAGCTGGTATAAATGATTATACATTACAATATTTTATACCAGATACCATGTATAATTCTATTAATTTATATAGAGATTCTTATGAATATAATAATTTATTAACTTCTTTTGACACTGATGTACAAAATTATTTTAATTATCTAACAAGTATAAATAATACTATTTTAATTGGTTCTTCATTAAAAAATACATCAGATATATTAGCTTTAACTTATACAAGTGCTGATATTTACAAATTAGTTAATACTCGAAATATTTATGGAAAAATTATTATTGATCCTGAACAAATAATACAAATCAAAACATATCTATCAAATAGTCAAAATATATTTAAAAATGAATATAAATTATATACTAATAATTCACAGCTATTAAATCTAAATGATGATATCGAATTGAATACTATCAATGACAGAATTAAATCCATCAACATAAAATCTGGATCATATGAACCAACATTATCTTCAATGGATCAATTTACTGCATATACTCGTCAACTTTTTAATTACAATATAGATTCCAAACAAGATTATATATTTAATATTACACCCAGTTTAACTAACCAATTTTCCGTATCTCCAAATATTAGTAATATTTATATGTATAATTTACCTCTATTAGATACTAATATATATGAAAATTTTTCAAAAACATATGAATATCAATTACGCAGAATTCAATCATATTTTTTCAGTGATGTTGAAGGTACGAATGATTCTGATTTAGATTATCTTAAACCTTTTTATGCTTTAGAAAATACAGATATTCGATTTTATAATCCTGTTTTTATTGGACAAGTTAATAAATATTATAACTATAATATTCCTACAGAAGCAGTAGCAAATATAAGTTCATTACAAAAATTAGATAATAATTTTAATGTATATAATTATAATATTGATAGATTAACTAGTAATGCTATATTTTACACTGAAGTTTTAAAAATCTTAGATGTTACAATGTCTATAAGTACAGGAGGATTTATTGTGAATCGTAATCCACTTTCGAATGTTAATATATCGTACATAACAGATTTTTTAGGAAATAACATTGTATATTCAAATTATATAAGGAATTCAGACACTGGTTCTGAACAATTTTCTTATAAGGATCCATTTAGTTTAACTTCATTTGGCGAACTTACATTTTTTTCTAATGGAAATACTGATCCATTAAATATTCCAATCATAAATAGATATGCATATTATGATTCTAATTATAATTTAAGTTCATTAAATAGTCAGACAGAAAATATTAATCCTATTATGTTTCGATATATCATAATGTATTTATTATTTGATTTATATTTATTAGATGGAAAAATGAGAGCCAACTTTAATGATATATCTAGTATTAATACAAATTATTTTGATGCGGGAACATATGATACATTGTATAGAACATTAGTTAGTGAATATTTTTATCTTTTATTGAGGGGGAAACAAGTTTCTGAAGAATCTGAAATTGTAAGTATTTCTTATAAAAATATTTTTGATTTAATTTCACTCCCATCTAATAATACAACTTATAATTCATATAAACAAAATTCAGATTATGATAAACTAGTTCAATATTACATATATAGTTCTTACGATGCAAACTATTATGATTTATTTAATGTTCATCAAAGTTATAAAATACCATCTATTATAAAGAATCATTATTATTCTGAAAATTTTGCAATTATCTACAGTATAAAAGATGCATTTAATGATCAAAACTTCCAACATTTAATTGATCTAACAAATTATAATAATAAATATTACCAATTTTGTAATGTAAATAATACAGATCCAAGTGTAATAAATTATTCGCAACAAAATCAATATTTAGCAAATATGAATATTTCTGATGCCTTTTCCTTTTTTGGTAATATAGTTGTTACCAATGATGATTATAATAATTTATCTAACAGTATTCTTATGGATCCAAATGTTTATACAAGTGTATTTTATATTGATTCAGCTGCAGGAAATTTAAAGATTAATATGAATGATATTAGAGATATTAAAAAGAATATATTATTATACTACTACAATCAAATAAAAAATTCAAATGAAATAACGAATACATTTATGCTAGATACAAATAATAATAATATTCAAGTAACTAGTATTAATAATTTATCTTATAATGGAAATCTAATCAGTGAAATTGATATTAATATGCAGAATAAAACTTTTGCTATTCAAAAATATTATCAAGGTAATAATAACTTTAGTCCATTAAATATTTCATCACTCGTTGGTTGGTTTGATTCGAGTGATAGTTCAAATATATATCAAACAAATGGAGGATCTGCAAATGTAATATTTAATGGTGATCCTGTTGGTAAATGGAATAATAAAGCTATTAATAATTATGGATATCAATTATATCAAAATAGTTTAGGATTAAGACCATCATGGAATTCTAGTGGTGGTATATATTTTAATGGGAGTAAATATTTAAAAACATCAATAAAACTGAATACTACTTCTACGGTGTTTATTGTTACTGATACTGCTACTACAGGAGGTTACTACACATATTTTGATAATGGCAATGTATATCAACCTGGTGTAATTCAAGGACCAACTTTATGGACAGATGGACCATTTGGAGATTATTTATATGATGATTATTCATTTAATTATGAAAATTATATTGGAATAAATGGTACTGGTAGAAATATATTATCCTTTGAGAGAGTTGATGGAGAATATATAAATGGTTTTTTTAATGGATATCAAACTTTAAATGAATTACAAGAAACTACATATGGATTAACAGGAAATGTTACTATGAGTATATTACCTGGATATTTAGATATAGCAAATAATATAGCAGAATCTATTATTGGAAATATTTTTGAAATATTAATATTTGACAATGTATTATCTCAAGATGATAAAAATGATATTAATCTGTATTTGGCAACAAAATGGAAATTTAAAACAAAAATAAATAATGAAGATTATGTTGAATATTATTATTTTCCATTTGATTATCTACCTAAATTATACACTTATAATGTGGCCAATGGTAATATAAATATAAGTCACACACAATACTTTGATTCAACATATTCAAATATATATGATACAGTTTATTTAGAGTTAAGAAATTTTTATAGCGATATTACATCAAATGTTTATAATCTAGATATTGTTCCAATAGTAAATTATTTATATTTCAGTGATGTATTAAATGATATATCAACTTTAGTATTTAACACAGTTTTTAATTATGACATATCAATAAATCAAAATGATTTTTCAATAATTAATGGAAATATTTTTATTGATCCTGTATTATTAAATAACTATAATCATTATATTTCTGCAGTAAATAACTACACGAATTATTTTACTATTAAAGATTCATTTGAATTTGTACTAAATCCTCTTAAATATGATACAAATTACATTAATTACACTTTAATGAATGCTGAAGCAAATTTTGGTAATAATGCAAATATATATTATCAAAAATTACCAAAATTATTAGAAAAAACAAGTGTTATACCATTAAATACGAGTGATCGATTATATAGTTTTTCTGATCTTGTTAATTTATTTTTTAATGTATCTGTTAATGGATACCTATATTATGATAAATTAAATTTAACTAATCCGATTTTAAACAATACACCTCTTCCAACTATACCAAATTATGTAAATTATCAAATTGAAACTTATAATTATGCTATTTATGCAGGAGGAGGAGATTCAAATGTATTAATTTTAAATAGTGTTATTGATATTAACAATAAGAAAGATAATCTTTATGATGAAAAAATACTAATATATAATAATACATTAGCAAAAATACAACAAACAAATAATGAAATTAAAAATTATTATTATGTAAATGATTTAGTTTATCAAATAAATAATCGACCTGCAAATGCTGTTGTAAGTTGGATAGAGAAATTAGGAATTTATATTTCAAATTATTTTGAATTATACATAGGAGGAGAAATTATTGAAAGAGTTGAAGATAATGCTATCAATATAATGCATGAATTAATGTTACCTCCTGAAATGAGAAGAGCTGGAGCTAAGATGATTGGTCAAGATCTAAAATTAATAGTAAAACAAACTCAATTAGGTACTTACACATTATTTTTAGATATACCATTTTATTTTAATAGATATAAAAAAATACACGGATTATCAATACCATTAATTGCATTATTATACAGTAAACTTCATTTAAAATTTGAATTAAAGAAATTAGATGATTTAATCAATCGATTATCCTATACTAAGATTAAAAGAAATACTAAATTAAAAATGAGTCTAATGGTTGATTACATATTATTAGATTTTGAAGAGAGAAAGAAATTTGCTGAATCAAAACATGAATATGTAATAGAACAATTTCAATACTCTAAAGTTAATTCATCATTATTATTATCTACAAAAAATCCAATTAAATTTAATTTTAAAAATCCTACTAAATTATTAATATGGTTTGTCCAATTAAAAGATAAAATAACTAAAAAACAATATTATAATTATACTGCAGATGATTACTATATTAATATACATAAATATATAGATGCAGATGAAACTAGTAATCCATACTTGACTAAATTAGGAACTTTATATAAATATTTAGTTGAAGATTTTATAAATCGAAATAATGGTTCAAATACTTTTAATCAATTAGATATATTAAAAATGCCTTATGAAAATCATAATTCAATTGTTAAAAATCAATTAAAAAATGCAGTTCAACCTTCTTCCCCTCCATTAATTACTCAATCTGAATTAAGAGTAAATGGTCATACTCGTTTTAAATGTTCTTCATATGAAACTCAATTAATTAGACCCTATACATTCTTTAATAATTCAGGTACAAGCGGTACAAGTGGTATAAATGTATATAATTTTGGATTATCTCCTATGGATCCACAACCATCTGGAAGTATTAATTTTAGCTTCTTAAATGATATTAATTTATTAATTAACTACAGTAATATTTCTAATCAAGAATTAATATTTAATACTATTACTGTGTCTTATAATTTACTTAGAATAATGAGTGGTTATGGTGGATTAGGATTTGATATGATTTAATATGATTTAATATCAAATGATATAGAATTAGAGTTATTTAATTAGTTTATATAAAATTAATTAAATAATATTATATTATAATAGTAATGGGAGGCGGTTTAGTTCAATTAGCTGGATATGGATTACAAGATGTGTATTTAACTAGTAAGCCAACAATAACATATTTTAAAATGGTATATAAAAGACATACTAATTTTTCATCAGAGAGTATCCCTCAGTTTTTCCAAAATCAACCTAATTTTGGTTCTAGATATACTTGTAATATAGCAAAAAATGGTGACTTAATTGGTGAAATATATTTATGTGTAACATTACCAAATATACCAAAGATAATAGACACAAATTTTATAAATCAAGATACAAGTTTAAAAAATACGGTAATAACAGCATGGACTCAAAAAATAGGTTTTGCATTAATTAAATCTATTGAATTTGAAGTAGGTGGGCAAATTATTGATAAATTATATGGTGATTGGTTAAATGTTTGGTATGAACTAACACAAAGATATGATAAAAAATCATTAAATCAAATGATAGGAAATGTAGAACAATTAACTAGATATAATAATGGTGTTGGATCTTTTTTACTTCATGTACCAATACCTTTTTATTTTTGTAAGTATAAAGGATTAGCATTACCTTTAATAGCATTAGAATATAGTGATGTTAGAATAAATGTTGAATTTAATAATTTAAGTGATGTGTTGGTAATTGGACCAACAAATTATATTCAAATTAATGAAAATGTTGTTAATTTTGCGCCAAATGAATACATATATCAAATGAACAACAGTTCACCAGTTTATGCTAAATTTATAAAATTTGATGAATTAACAAATCGATTATATTATATTCAGGTGAATAGTACATTAGGATTTACAAATGGTAATATTATTACAGGAACTGTGACAGGTTATACAGTAATGCCGAATGGAAATGAAGTAAATTATATGAGTAAAATTAACAGTGTATTTAACATGGATAATATTACATTAGGATCTACATTTTTATACGTAGATTATATTTATCTGGATAACAACGAGAGATTAAAATTTGCAAAATCAAATCATGAATATTTAATTGAACAATTACAATTTGATAATGACAAAGTATTATTTAATAACAATAATAAAATAAATATTTTATATAATCATCCTACAAAGGCTATATTTTTTGTTACCCAATATCAATATATTACTAGTTCTAATTTAAATGATGTTTTTAATTATACAACAAGTTATGATAAAAATTTGGGTATGAATATTGTTAATAATGTGCAGTTTTTATTAAATGGTAAAGATAGAATTACACCAAGATCATCACAATATTATTCATGGATTCAGAACTATCAAAATTATACTAGTAGTGCTTCTGAAGGAATTAATATGTATTCATTTTCGATAAATTCGATTGAATATCAACCAAGTGGATCTTGTAATTTTTCTAGAGTAGATGATATTAGTTTAGTATTGACAGTAGATAAATCAGTGAATTATAATAATCCGATTGTTGCAAAAGTATATGCATTAAGTTACAATGTATTACGAATTATAAATGGAATATCAGGATTAGCTTTTGATAGTTAAATAAATTAAACAGTTTTACTAGTGGAACCAAATCCACCTGTACCTCGTTCAGTACTATCTAATTCAGTTACAAATGAAACACTAAATGGTTCTAATGAAGGCATACATAATTGAAATAATTTTTCACCTTTTTTTACTTCATATGCTTCATTAGATGTATTGTAAACTTTAGCCATAATATTACCACGATATCCATAATCAATAATTCCAACTGAATTAGCCATCATTAAAGGAGTTTTAGAAATAGAAGATCGAGGGTATAGATAATAACCAGAAAGTTTTTGAAAATTAGGAGAACATCTGATTTTAAAATCTAGTGTACCTACAGAATGAGGGGGAACTAGAACAGTTTCAGGACAATATAGATCATAACCACTATCAGTATTGAAGTTGGAACGAACTTTATAATAATCTACTAGAGATGGATCAACTAATTGAATATTAAGTTGGTTCATTTGTTCGGATTGTTGATTCATTTTATATATCTTTAGAAGATTATAGAATAAATTGTAAAATTATCAATTTTTTTTAAAATACATTAATTTTAAAGTATTTTAAAAAAAATTAGTGTGAGTGAAATTAATTAAAAAGTAGTATCAACAACAGTAGCACTATTTAAGGCCATGATGACACGGAAAAGTTTATTTTCTGTCTTTTGTCTGTTATCTAATGCTGTATTATAAGCATCAGCCATAGATGTTACTTGTGCACGAGTAACATTATTAAGGGAAGAATCATCAACATCACCACTTTTAATAAAATTTGATGAATCATCTAATTCCTTACCATATCTTTTTACATCATCTTCTGCATCTTTTAATTTTTTAATTAAAGATTTTACTTCTATATCTACATCTGAATTAATTGTTTTGCCTTTTTTATTTAATATACTTGCTAATCTACCATAAGCACTTTCTAATTGATCAGATATAGGTGCAACTAGACCTACTTGAGCATAGGGTACTAAACCAAGACCACCGTGCATAGCAATATCATATCCACCACCTCTCATTTCGATTGGGTATTCAAATGAAGAAGGATGTATCATGGCACCACCGGTGCGACGAATTACTTGAATATTAATTCCAGTAGGATTACCAAATGGTAAACCCATTACAGCACGAATATTAGGTCTTGCTCTTTGTGCTTTAGTTTTTATTTGACGATCTCTAAGAATAGCTTTTTGTACAGAAACAGGACCAAGTAATAGTAAACTTAAATCAGAATCAGGATTTACATCAGGTTCTCTAGTATTTCTATTTAAAGAGGATTTAGATCCAAAGAAGAATTTTTGTGCATTAGTTGTAGCTTTTATTTTATCTATAATATTATCTTTAGTTGCATCAGTTATATTAAAATAAGTTTTAGCAGCATCAGCTAATAATTTTTTTTGTCTATCATCTAAATTTAAATAATTAAAATAGTCATTTACATTTTTGGGGGTAATAATAAATGCTGTAGTACCTGTGTTATTAATATAAGTCATTGCGAGTATTTTATAAGTTAGTGCTATTGATGGTGCTGCTCCTCCAGTTGGAGTTGCTGAAGTAACCATGAAATCTCTTAATAATGTACCTTGTGCTACTAAGTTTTGTACAGTTACATCTAGGGTTATGTCTCCTCCCATGAGGGCTGGATTATATGTTCTTGCTACTTTGGATGCTCCGGATGCTCCGGATGAACGGTCTATTCCTCCTGATAATGATGATCCTAATGCTGATGCTGATGCTGATGCTGATGCTGCTCGTGTTGCTGCATATCCTAAACCAACTGCTCTTGGGAACTTTGCTTCAAGATTGGTTATATAATTACTTTCAAGCACTACTTCACTTGATTCTCTATTTAATAAATCTATAAATACAAGAGCATCTAGCATATCATTAATTTTGATATATCTAGTACTAGAAGTAGCTGTAGATGTAGATGGAATTTTTCCAAAAATAGAACTGTTATCAACAGTATCTTTAACTGGAGCTGCGGGAGAAATACTTAAACCTGAAGTTAAAGGGGCTGACATTTATTTATATATTATTATAATATAAAAAAATATTTTTTATTATAAAACAACTAAATTATATTTGATTTTTAAAAACTAAATCTTTTTAATAAATATTTGTTTACCTTCCCAGAACTAAATAATAATTCATAAAGGATTCCAATTATTATACTAATACTAATATTATCATTAAAATTAACCATACCAAAAAAAATTAAACTTTCCCAATTACTCTTACATCTCAATAATGTATCGTATATTAATAATACCTGTTCCATAGGATTTTGAGATAATATTTTGTTATTTTTATTGCAATAATTATTTATAAATGATTTATTTCTTTCATGTACCATAAATTCTATTTTTTGAAGAATAAACATATTATTTCTAAAATTTAATTCATAATAATTATTTATGTAATCTATATATTTTTCACTATCTTTCATTTTATTTAAATCTTCACTTATATTTTCTATCCACTTCTCAATTTCTACACCATTTAATGCATAATTAATAAATAAACTGCATGTAATTGTTGCAAATATATGTTCAGAATCATTGGTAATATCTGATAAAAATTTTAATAAAGTATTAATAAGTTTATCTTTATCATTAATTTTTAGAGCAAAAGGAATCGCTAAAAATATTAAAGAATAATACTTTTTAAAATCTCCTTTCCCTAATATAATTTTAATTGTATTTTCATTAAATTCATCTATTACTACTTTCCCAATATTAGTTTTTTTTATTATTTTTTCTTTATCCTCAAAATTATCATAAATAAGTTCATTCAATTTTAAAAAGTAATGTATATCTTCTGGATCAAACTTAGTACTAGCTGAACCACCATATTGTGATATAAAAAAACTATAAATATTATATGTGCCAGATGTAATAGCATTTAATAGTCTATTATTATTTTTCAATACTTTATCTAAACCAAATGATTCACCTATTTTAAAAGATATTAATCCAATAGTAGTTGCTAAATACATTATTTTATAATTTCTAATATCTGAATTCATTATAATATATACATTTATAAAAAAATTCTTAAAAATCATTCATTAATAATTTATTTATATATAAAAATAAAAATATATATAGATATATAAAAGTATTTTAAAATGGATTTAATTCAGGTATATGTTAAGTATAATTTATATGAAACTCTTGAAATTTCACTAGATGCTTCATTAACAGATATTAAAAAAAAATATAAAAAATTAGCAATTCGGTTTCATCCTGACAAATATTTAAATTCTGATGAGTTAAGTGATGATGAAAAACAAACATTGCAAGAACATTTTAATTTAGTTAATATTGCTTATGATATTCTTTCAAATGATGAAACAAAACAAAAATATAATAAAGCACGCAAAGAATATTTAGCAGCTGGACAAGCCCATGATCTTAAAAACCAATTTACAAATTTTCAATTTAATTATGGAGATAAAGATGTAGCTAAGAAAGATTTTCTTAGTGAAAATGAAAAAATCAATGTAGACAATGAAAAGATTGCAGAAGAAATTCGAGAAAATACCAAAAAAAATCTAAATAAAGAATTTAAAATCGAAAGAGTTGATAATTTTGACGAGTTAATGAATCAATCAACTAATAAAAATGTAAAAAAAGAGTATTTAAATAAATTTAATGATTTATTTGAAACATTTAAAAAACCTGCAAATCCCAATACTGAAATTATTGCATATAATGGTGAAGATGGTATATCAAATTTTGAAGATGCATTTAATTTACTTGATGTATCTACTAAAGATTTTAAAGATTCTAATTTAAGTATTGATGAAAGAATGAAGGCATATCAATCAGATTTTAATAAATTAAAACTTCCGGATCCTAAGAAGAAATAAATCTTATGGTAAACTAGTTAATTGTTCATTAGTGAACATTTCTTTACATTGTTCATATCCTAAATTAAATAATTCTTTTCTATTATTTTCATCAATTTTATAATTAATGAAATTTTCATTAGTAATTGTAACATTAAATAATTTGCACAAATCCTTATACTTATCAATTTTATCTTTTAAATAACTAGAACTAACTGTTCTATATAAATGAAATAAATATTTAATTGTTAACATCTCTTTTATATCATATTTATTTTTATATGGATAAATTGCAATACCAATAGTATATTTTAATTCTTCTTCTGGAATTAATTGAATTGGGAAATTATCTTTTAAACAACCATCAATATAATAATTATCTTTATAAATAATTGGATCAAATATAACTGGTATACAACAAGTCATACGAAGGGCTAAATAAATAGGTAAATCTGGATAATTTTCATGATTTAAATATTCTACTTTATCTTCACTAATATTTGTTACACCAATAATAATATATTTATTTGTTTTTTTATAAAGTTCAATAAATGTTATATTTTCATCTAAATCTTTTTTAATTAAAAATTTTTTGATTAATTTATTAAAATTATCACCATTTGATAATCCTTTAAAATTATCTTCTGCAAATATTTTTTCAAATTTCAAATCAAATATTTTTGAAAAATCAAATTTCATTAGAAAATTTTCTATTTCACAAAATTTATATCCAACTACTATTAATAAATTAATTAATGCTCCCGCAGATACACCAATATATTTATTAATATCTTTTAATAAATTATTATCATCTAAATATTTAATTATACCAAAGAATTGAAAACAATAAAAGCCACCACCACTTATTACTAGATTTTTATAAATAGGTAAATTAGTAGATGATTCATTTTGATTCATTATTAATCATAGATAAAATAATAATTACAAGTAAACCAAATAATATTATAGAAATTATATTACTATTATTTTTATTACTAAATAAATCTGTATATTTTGTAAAATCTACAAAACTCTCAGTTAATTTAAATGATCCAGGATTATTAAATTTTTCAACTATTCTATTTCTACATTGTTGACATCCTTCCATGTGACTAAATAATCGTTCACATTGCATACCATCATCTTTTGTTAAAGATCCTTTTAAATCTCTTAATTCAGTATTAAAAATAGTACTACTAGGAGTGGATACTTTATCAGAAGTTGATCTATTTTCGGTAGTATTAAGTTCTGTTGTATTCATATTTAATTCATTAGTTGCATCTCTAACACTTGTTACAGGTTTATAATTTTTTTTATATTTAGCTAAATCATTTGATGTTTGCCAGGCTTCATCAATAGTTGAATACATATAGTATATAAATATAAATTATATTATTATTATAAAAATAAAATAATCTAAATATTTAAGATTTTTAATTATATTTATATAAGAAAATGATTCGTTTATAATATATATTTAGTTTCTATAATAACTTTATTATGTCTCATAAACCAGCAAAATTCCAGACTACAGATACCGATGTATTTTTAAATTTATTAGCAGATGACAGTAAAATAAAAGATCAACCAGTACAAAAAATGACTGTTTTAAATGAAAATACAAGTGAAGATGAACATATTGTAGATGCCTTAAATTTAGAAAATAATAATACGACTAATTTAAAATTTCAACAAACAGATAAAGCTGAATCAGATAAATCCGGTTCAGAATCTGGATCATATGATTCTGAAGATTCTCGATCATCTAAGGGTAGTGAAAAAACAAAATCACAACAAGTTATAAATAATCAATATGAAATTCCTTTTGAACAATTACCACCACAACAGCAAAGATTAAAAAGATTAGAAAAATTTATGCAATTAAAATATATTAAAGATAAATTCAATATATCATTATCAAAAGAATATACTATTAATAGTGACTATAATGAAATGTGTGCTGAAATTGAATTCCATACTAATTACCAGAAGAAGAGAAACGGAATTGAATTTTGGAAATCAACATTTATTTATGGTGCAAAAGGTGTAGAATATTTAAATAAAAGTTTTGATCCATTTGGATTTGATTTAAATGGATGGAGTGAACATTTCTCAGCAATTGATGCAAATTCAAATGAAGATATTTTTGGTGAATTATATGATAAATACAAATCTAAATTTGATGGATATTCAGTAGAATTAAGAGCAATATTAATGTTTGCTGGATCTGCTGGTGCATTCGTCACTGCAAATAGTATTGCAAATGTTCCAGGAATGAATAAGATAAAGGAAACTAATCCAGAATTATTCAATAAGATCAAAGCTAATGTAGAAAATGTTACTAAAGCAAAGATTAGTAATATGGCACCAAGCAATGAAAAAATGGCAGCAGCTGAACAAAATATGATGTTTCAAAAAATGATGCAAGAAAAACAACAAATGGAGAGAGTATTAGAATCTCAAAAAAATGAAATGGATCGTATGGCAAGTAATCAACAACGAATTCTTGAACAGCAAAACATGGATAGTTCTATCTTAAAAAATAAAGTAAATATGAGTGGAATGAATAATACAGTTCCTTCAAAAATAGGAGAAAAATCTAATATTAATTCTATATTAAATAAACTAAAATTAAACTTACCTAAAAATGATGAAACAAGTTCAGTAACTGAAGAAAATTCAAGTGATAAAAGAGTTTTAATGACATCAACTGTTGATTCAGAAAAGAGAGGTAATATTAAGAGTATTATTCAAAATAAAAAAAGTATATTAAACATTAAAAGATAATAAAGCTAATTTTAATTTAATTATTATTATTAAATTAAAATTTAAAAATTTAAAAATTTAAAAAATTTACCCTAGCTAATAAGCTTTGAATAGTTGAATTTTGTGGTACTGTTTTTTGTATATTGTCTAATGTTTTATTTAATTGTTCAGATGATTCAATAATTGTAGAATTATCACTATTAGGAGTATTTGTAGAAACATCAGAAATATAAGATGAATTATCATTTATAGAAGGTTGTTCTAATTTTTGCAATTCATTTTTTAATTCTGATATTCTTTTTTCACGCATATTTTTTTTACTAGAATCTGGTACGGATGATGTTCCTGTATTTATAGAACTACTATCAGATGAACTACTATCAGATAAACTATTATTAGATGAACTGCTATCAGAGCTTTCTTGTTTTTTTAATGATATACTCTTTAATTCTAATTCTAATTTTTTAAGACGATTATCAATTATTTTTTTGTGTGTATCTATTTCTAATTGTGACATATTTTGTTCAATTGGTATTGGTTTAAAGTCTTGTTGTTGTTGTCTTGGTTCTTGTTGTTGTCTTGGTTCTTGTTGTTGTTGTCTTGGTTCTTGTTGTTGTTGTTGTTGTTGTTGTTGTTGTTGTCGTTGTCGTCTTGGTTCTTGTTGTTGTTGTTGTTGTTGTTGTTCTTGTCCTTGTTCTTGTTCTTGTTCTTGTTTTGATTCTTGTTTTGATTCTTCACTTGAATTAGATTCATCGCTTAACTTAGCTTTTTTTTCAGCTCTCTTTCTTTCTTTTCTTTCAGCTCTTTTTTTTATTATTTTTTTAGCTTTTTTAACAGCTCTTTTTGCTTTTCTTACCATTTTTCTTCCCATACTAAGTAAACTTGATGAATCTTTTGATGAATCTTTTGATGAACTTTCTGTATCTTTTTCAGGTGATTCTGATGATGACTCAGAAGTATTTGAATTATCTGGTGCTTCTGATTCTTCCTTATTTTTCTTATCTTTCTTATCTTTCTTAGATTTTTTCTTAGACCCTTTCTTAGATTTTTTAGATCCTTTCTTAGATTTCTTAGACCCTTTCTTAGATTTCTTAGATCTTTTCTTAGATCCTTTTGTAGATCCTTTTTTAGATCCTTTTTTCTTGGATGCTTTTTTTTTAGATGCTTTTTTCTTGGATGATTTAGATTTAGATTTAGATCCTTTTTTTCCACCAATATATTGTAATGCATTTCTTAATCCAATTGGATCATTAGTTGATGATGTTTTTATTAATTTATCAATGGTAACACCTTTACTAATATTTAATTTATCGCATAACTTTGAAAAGTTATGTACTGAATTAACTAAAACTTTTTTTTCATCAGAATCTAAATTAGTAAATTTATTAACATTTTCATAATTATCAATTAAATT